ACTTGAAAACTAAGACATCGATCTGGAATTGTATTTACTGCTATGGCTAAACCGTGTAAATATTCTCCTTGATATTCTTGATGGTTATGTGTAAACTCTTTACGCACCCAACATTTAAAGTGTGGTATATTACTAATTAAATATGAAATGATGCACCTCCTTTGTTAACATCTCCAACGTCGCCTTGCTTGACGTAATCTTGAATTAGGATTCTTAGCTGCCTTTGGAAACTTTTTCATTTGTCCTGCTGACCGAGCGCAAAAACTTTTACGTCTCTTTGCACGTCTACCTGTAGGATTTCTTTCAGTAACAGCAGTTTTTAATTTACTTCCAGGATTATCTCTACGATACTTAGCTACACCTTTAGCAGTCATACCCGCTCCACTTTTAGTAGGACGTTTATGACCGCCACGTATGGTATGACCCTTCATACCTTTACCAGTGCGTTTGCGTTTACGTTTAGGAGGCATTAAACTTGCCCACCTTTTTTGTAACCATACATTATACCTTGAGTAACCATTTCTTTAGGAATCTTTATTTCCATATCAAAAGTTCCACCAGCACGTTTTTTAACTGGTTTCATTTGTACACCAGGATTACGAGTACGTTCTGTACTTGCTTCTTTTGATGCTGGCATTTCAAAAGCTGAAGGTTTAGACTTTGGCCTTGGCGCAAGTTTTTTATCTTTATTATGTTTAGACATATACTTTCTCCTTAATCGTACATAGAGGCTACAAGATCGTTACCTGATCCTACCATACCTCCACCTTTACGACTTACAACTTTACCACCAGATTTTGCATAGCCCATACGATTTCTAACTTTTGTAGGAAGTTTAGCCAGACCTGGATTTTCTTGTTTATCTACAGGTTTAAGATTACCACCACCTTTTTTACGTACATTTGAAAAACGTTGTCTTCTCTTTTGTAGCTCTGCCTTTGTAAAACGAGGTATTGGTGGTAGTTCCTCATTCATTTTTTTTAATTCTTGTTGTCTCCTAGTTTCTCTACGCCTTTGTCTATTACGAGCTTGTTGTCCTTTTCTTTCAGTGGTCTGTCTAAAAGGTTTTTCTCCTGGAGCGCGTTTTCCAGATTCTGCTGATTTTTGTCGAGCTACTTCTGTTCTTATATCCTTTGGAGTTTCAGCATTTCTAAGAGCTATATTCATATCTCTTTTAGATAGATTACTCCGAGCAACTTCTTTCATTATATCTTCTTGTTGCTTATTAGATAAATTTTTAACTTTATTTCCTAATGATCTAGCAAAAGCAGAACCATGTTTAGTTGCAACTCGCATTAAAATAGGTATAGCAGCAGGACCAATAAGAGCAGCAGTAGCAGCACTAATACCTATTTGACCTTTGAGTTTTTGCTCTGGCGTCATAGAAGTATCTTTTTGTGTTTTCGCTTCTTGTCTAGCTCTACGTGCTGCACGGCTTTTTTCTCTTGTTCCTAAAATATCTTTAGCTGTTTTACGTCTAGGAGTAGTTGCTTCAGCTTTAGGCGCACTAAGATCAGCACCTGGAGATTCTTTTAAAATAGCAGGTGTTTTACGTTTAGGAGTAGATACTTGAGCTTTAGGAGCGGGAGCAGGTACTTTAGCTTTAGGAGCAGGTTTAGGTTTAGGAGCAGGTTTAGGTCTAGATGCAACTTTAGCAGTAGTTCGCCTTGTTTTACCTTGTCGTTTATTTAAATAATCACGCAAAGATAATTTTGACTTTTTAAGTTCTTCTTTAGTTACAGCAGCTTTTCGTTTCCCATCTTTTCCTATAAAATAATCTTTACCCATTTTACGAGCTTGGGAAATGCTCCTAGGTTCAGCCATAACTAGTCCTCCTCTTTCATAAGGTCTTTATCCGAAGAGGCAACTACATTTGGTCCTTTCCTAGCTGCACCAAATCCTTGACCTGTAGGGCGACCTACAATCTCATTTAAATCTGGATTAAGGTTTGGAATCTTACGTGCTAAAGAACCTGATACAAAGTCTTTCATTTTTTTCTCCTTTTATAAACTCTCTTCTTTTTTTTCTTTTTATTTTTAGGTTTTGAAATTTGATTAGAAATATTACTTCTACCGATAGCCATTATGTTGATCCCATAATCACCGTATCAGGACTGCCAGCAGGACTTGCTGCTTGTGCCATATCATCTTGACGAGTACGACGAGCTTGGTTTCTAAGTTGGTTAATAGCATTTTGATATTGACCTTCCCATATTTGAAGATCATTCCAACTTTTCATATACATGGTAGCCTCAATCATACAACCATAAAACAAAGCGTTATAGCAAAACTCGCTAAAATAATTAGTAGTTGTTACACTTGTTCCAGTTGCAGAAGCTAGGCCAATAGGTTTGCGTACAAACTGTACCTCAATATCAACTGCTGATGCAGGAGTAGGTACAATATAAATCTCTGTGTTTGTTTTACGTGAATAATATCGAGGATCACCTACAGATGCACTTGCATGAGGCCAGTAATCAATAGCATACTCATATGTTCTTTGTAGCAAGCTTGTTCTTGTAGATGATGCACTAGATATAACATTTACATTTCTAACAATTTTTGTATCTACAGGCAAGGATACAATTGGATTTCCAATTGAGCAAGATACTGTAGTAAAAAAATCTAGACCAAAATCGTCTAGATCATTTGAAAGTCTATTCTCTGTCTTCTCTACAAAAAAAGGTATTTGATCTGAAAACTCAGTTGAATCGTTCTCAGTTGTATTTATCAAATCATTTTTTAAAAATGCAAAGTCAGGCATTGTATTAGCCTACAATTAATGTTAAAGCAGCGCCATCAGCAGGAACTGAAACACTTACACTTCCTACCATTGGAACGCCCATATCTCCAATATAAATATCTGCACTTTCATTAGCTGCTACGAAAAATTTCAAGACACCTGATGTTGCTCCTTTGATATCAAAAGAACCTGCAACAGTGCTATGAGCATGGATCGCAATGATACGAGTTTTTTCTGCTGTAGAAATAACTCCTGCACCTGCTTGAAAAAGAGCATTATAGTTATTTGCCATTTTATTCTCCTAAGATAAAGTCAGGGAGAAAATTAATCCTCCCTGACTTTTAGCATTACGATCCTTGCGAACCGAACCATCCACGCCAATCAGACACACCAAACGCATAACGCTCGCGAGCCTTGAAGCGAAGGTTACCAGTATCGAAATCAGGCTCCATCTTCGTTTGAAGAGGAGTACGGACAAACATCTTCGTACCATTCGGCACATCCGTTTTAATCCACCAAGAAGTCGTATCGGTAAACCGCCGATTAACATAGTAGCCATCAGGCAACATACCCATGTGGCGCGTTGCATTGATAGCGTTGGTATTCGGATTAGCAGCAGCAGCACTAACTTGAGTCGTGCCTGGGCTGTTAAGAACCCGATCCGCAATCGCCCACGAATCAACAGGAACATGAAGCGAAACCGAACTGGCACCAATCAAGATACCACGATCATCTTCAATCTTCTGAACATTCGTTAGAGCCGTTTCCAGAGTTGCCTCTGAAAGATCAGATGCAGCAATCAAGTTGGACTGATTACCTGCACTGATCGTTGGGTGAGCATCGGAAAAGAATGCCGCACCATCACCAATGGTATCCGTAAATCCATTGTTGAAGAGATTGGCAGCTTTAACCTGCTTCGTGTTAGCCATTGCACGGGCAAGACCTTTAGCACGTAGCTTAGCAAACGTGTCATAAAGATTGTCTTCCATAGCTTCTTCCGTAACGGCAAAAGCCAGTGCAACAGTTTCCATCGTATAACGAGCAGTATAACTTTCCTGCGCGTCATCATAAGCAACGGAAGCACCCTCACCTTTGGTGGGAGCAGTTCCAAAGCCCGTAAAGAGAACTTCTTCTTCAAATGCACGATCAGAGTTTTCCGTTTCATAAAGAGGCTCATGCTCATTATTAACGTCACCATACTCCAGACCGAAAACAGCATTAAGGCCAGGAAGGAGTTCTTTAGCAATACTTGAACGATTAATAGCCATGATACACCTTCCTTATTAAGCCGTAGATGCGGTAGCAGTAACGTACCGATCTCGGTGAGTGTTAAGCCAAACTTCCACAATTGGGAAAGCATCGCTATCCTTTTCATCAGGAAGCTCTGCACGCTTGACAACTCGGGCAGCTTGTTCAGTTTCTGCGCCAGATGCCGCCAAGAGATAATAACTGGACTGACCAGTCGTAGTATCTCCTGAACTTGCCGTCGAGCTAACAGTAACATTGTAGTTTTTTACGACATTGATCTCTCCAACAGAAAGCGAGAGAGAAGCTTGAATGTAATAAATTTGATCAGGATCAGTGATAACATGGAATTTCAAATCCGTTACGCACGTTCCTCCCGTCCAATGCCGACGAAACTTTTGTTCGCCATCTTCTACATATTGACAACCAGCAAACACGCCAGACGGCTTGAGAGTGGCAGCAATAAATGGTTGAATCGTAGCAAGGTTTGCTCCTGGCATTACAACAAGATCACCAGTGAAAAGATTGTTGCTACAAAGACCACCAGAAGTAATCGGCAGAACTTCTACACCTTCAGAGTTATAGTTACTACCTTTTTTTCGGACAGGAATGAACCCACGAAATGCTTTAGTTGTACTCATTTCTAGTTCCTCCTAGTTATAGAGAGGCTTAGTCCTGAAAATTTGGAGTGCGTCCTCTCATAGTGGTTGATTTACTACTATTAGAGATAGGCATATTACGTAAACGAGCATCTGAATTATTGTAAAGCTGTGCATTAACAGCATCCATCATATCATTTGCTTTCTTTTCATAAAAAGCCCGTCTCGCTTTTACTTGGTTAATTGGTTTCTTAGCCAAGGCTACATCTCCGCGACAGACTGTACCCAAGTATCTGCCCTCATCCCTCACGTAGGATGTTGATGCCATTTCAGGAACTTCACCAGGTTCTACAAAAGTCCATCCTTCTTGCTCACGCTTTCCAACATTCATAATGTCTTCTTGCCCTCGCAAAGAAATCCTAATCCATCGAAGGTCTAGTCCTTCATTTTGAAACCTTTCTTGTACCGTGTTTGGTATAGACAAGGCATCAGGTTCTTCAAAGATGTACTCTTCTTCCCTAGTGTTTGTTTCTCTTAGAGTATCAATACGTGATTTTTCGCGTGTCATTTCATGTCCTCCGCACTAACTAATTTGCGTATATTCGCCATCTGCTTCAGCAACTTTAAGCTTCTGAGCAGCATATGTTTCAAGGGGTATGTTCCATTTATTAGCAAGCCTAACATCTTCTTTTGTTAGTTTAATCTTGCTTTTAGAGGAATTAGGAGTAGAGCGCGAACTACTTCCTACCACTTGAGCAGGAACTGACGTATCTTCCTGCACACGATTTTGATTTTCTTCCACAGGCACTTCAGAAGATTTAAACTTATGTGGAAAAGCTTCTGCAAGCCGCCGATCAACTTCTTGATAAAATTCTTCATCATCTGGATCATATCCTTCTGCTTTAAGTTCTTGATCAATAGTCAAAGCTGAAACAGTTAAAATTTTATCTTTACCAAACCATTCGTTATTAGCTGCCCATTCTTCTGCTCTAGGATCAGGGGTCTGTTGTACTGGTTGTTGTACAGGTGCTACTTGTTCTGGTTCAGGTTGTTCAGCAACTTCTTCTATTTGAGCTTTAGTGAGATTTAAATGTTTCAAATCTACTTGAGCTTCATTCAGCATTTCTTGAGCTTGCAGAAGCTTTTCTTTCTCACCGCTTTCAAATGCTTCCATATAGGCGTTACGTGCCAGTGTAACTTTATCTGTAAGTTGTTTTTCAGAAGCATCTAGATTAAGCTTATTTACTTCATTAAAAGAACTTTCTTTTTGTTTTAAATTATTAGATAGTTCTTCATTCTGAGCCAACAACTGAGCAATCTGTTCATCTCGTTCTTTACGTTGACGAACCAATTGCCTAATACGTTTTTCGGCTCCTTTGGTTTTAATACCATCAAGTTCTTGAGGTCGCTGTTCTTCTTGAACAGGTTCAGCTTGTTGTGGCTGTACCTCTTCTTCTTCTTCAATCTCATAACTTGGTTCTTCATTTTCAGGGATATCTACTTCTTCCCAGGTTTCATCATTATTCATTATACACTCCGTTGTTTACGAAACAATCGTTTTACGTTAATACTATTATAACATATTTCTAGGTAAATTACAAGTCACGCAGAAAAACTAGTTAAGTTAAATGTAGGATCGAGAAATGCAGGGTTCTCTACCTTCATCATGACTTGATCGTCAAACATAAGAATTAGCCTGACACTTTTATAAAATAGCTTTGTACCTGTGTGTTTACCATAACAGATATAATCTCCTACCTCACACCAAGGACCAAAAGGAAATTTCTCTTCATCTTTATAAGCCATATCTCCAAGAGCTAGTACACGCCCGACTGTGGTGAGATATGCCATATCGTCTTTGGTAGAGTCTGGTAGAATAATACCTCCTTTAGTTTTTGTTTTAATTGATACAGGTCTTACAAGAACATGAAATCCTGGAAGTTCTGGTAGTACATCTGGATCAGGATGTTCATCTTCATCTGTAGTCCAAAGATTATTTTTCACTGCATTTCCTAGTTGTGTCTGTTGCATTTTACTCCTCTTCTATATAAAGTTGTTTCTGTACAATATCTCTTAAATTTTGTTTAGCCCATTCAATTCCTGCAATATATCCTACAACTTGTTTATATGAATGATAATCTACAGGATTACCTTGAGCTAAACTATTCTTTTGATTCTCTATCTCTTCTTGATATACTTGAGCTATTGTTTCAAATATATCCATTAAAAGTATTTAATTTTACTCGGTGCTGGCATCTCCCAATACTTAGGATCATATTCAGCTAGTCGTGAACGAGTGGCGCGAGAACCTTGAATATCTTCTTTAGTCCAATCTCCATATGACGTAGAACGATCTACAACATGGGTAGGCTTTCCATCTGTAATTCCTGCTACATCATTAGGATAATGAATCTTTCCATAGTTAGGCATTAGTTGTCTCCTTTATTAAATTTAATATCATATCTACAGCTTGCATCTGAGATTTATCTTGAGAGTTTGCTCTGTCTTTAATCATAGACATCATTGCTCTCTCATCTTGACCTTTTTCTTTCATTTGTTCTGTTAACAATTTAGTAAGCATGTCAAGTGCTTTAATTGTTTCTTTACTGGCTCTGTCTGCTTGAGCTTTCTCCTCTTTCATTGCTGATGCAATTCCAGATTTGGTAGCTTCAAGAATTTGTTTATTTTCTTCAAGATCAAGTTTTTTATTCTCAAGAGCAGCTTCAGCATTATTAACAGCTAAGTCCATTTGCATCTTTTGTTTTTCTAACTCAACCTTTGCTTGCTCAAGAGCAACCATTTGTTGTTCTGGAGACTGAACCATACCCATTGCTTGATTAGCATTCTGAACTTTTTTAGCTGCTTCCATAAGTGCTAGTTCAATAACTTCTGGTTTTTGAGCAGACTCTGGAGCAACAGTACCAAGCTCTTGTTGTGCCATACCATTAACTTGTTCTTGATATTTCATAACAGAATGTTCTTGAATATTAGCTTGAAGTACAGGCTGCACTCTTTGCATAATAGGATTAGCTCCATTCATTGGGTCTTGAAGGTAAGCCATCTTTACTTGAATGTGTGCGTCATGATTCTGTCCTGGAAATGCTGCAATAGCAATACCTTTAACAGCCGCCATAATATCTGATACAGGATCAAGAGGTTTGGGTTCTGGTTTAGGTGGTAGTATCTCATCTAGGTTTGGCATATTTGCAGCACTAAGTATTGTTCTATTTAGTGCTTCAGTATTAAACATACCAGGAGGAGATTGCTGTGCCATTTGTAATGCCATGTTTGCTAACATCATACGATGAGCATTAGATGGAATATTAGGATCACTTACAGGAACAACATCAATCTTACCATCAAAGTCTGTTTGATAAATACTACGTTCTGCCAGAGGAACCTCATAAGGATATTCTTGTGGTAAATAATCTTTATCAATACTAGCAAGAATTTTAAATTCATCACGTTGTGATTTATGTAGTCGCTTATGAATAGCTGTAAAGAATTTACTAGACGCTTCTAGTAATGCCATTGTAGTTCCAACAGGTCCATAGGAGGCAGCATCTGAAACAATCTGTTCAGTGCTGTCTGCAAACTTCTGACCAGCAGCAGTTACAAACTGAAGCATTTGGTAGAGCGTCGAGGAAGGCTCTTTGTACGGGAGAGATATAATTGCCTTGTTCAAATCAATACCTGTTGCTTCAACCTCCTTGAACTCTCCTGGGGCTATAGGCTCATTGTTGCCTACCATACGCACACCTTTAGCCTTAAAGCCACCTGGAAGATTCGCAAATTGACCTGCGTCTATCAATGCTCGCATTGCAGCGGTTGCACTCATAGTCAGATTACCAAGGAAATGCATGAGTCCCAAACCATAGAACCCAAATCCTGGAACAAAACGATAATGTACAAAGTGTACTTTCTTTTGTTTTGTAGGATCATCCTTGTCGTAATTACGTCGAATACTTAGTACCTGTTTAGATTGTTCTTCTATTGTAACAATGTAAGGAAGAGACTCGCCATCCTCTGAGTTAGGATCGTTTATATCAAGATAACAGTGTTGCTCTAGCAATACATACTGTGGATCAGAATCACTGGAGGGAGACAACCCAATAATAGTATCCATCTTTTCTGAGAACGATGTTGGATTAATCATTCCTGCTTCAGGAAGATCAACATCTGCATACATATCTGCTTTTATTTCTCGATAAAGATCAACAGGACTTTTATAAATAACATGTGTATAACGATCAGCATTCCTTAGATTAGATGCATTATAAGAAACATAGAACTGATCAATAGGAATAAACTCTGATACAGGACGTTTAAAAGAAGCATCATAATATAGTTTCTTAAACGAAGAACCTATCAGGGGTAGATGAAAAAGCATTCTTTCAAATTCATCAAAGTATTCGGGCATTTGTTCAGTAAGCTGGTAGTTCATAAAGTTTTGAACACGCATGGCTTGATTTTCTTTTTCAAGCGTATGCTTACCTAGTATCTGTGCCTTAACAGGACCATTAGGAGGAAACAACTCTTGTGATGCTTTTGATTGAAACTTAACTGCTGATTCAATAAGCAGGGGATGTACGGCTGTACATGCACCCTCAAAAGGTTCAGATGCTTCTTCTATCTTTAGTCCTAGAAGATCAAAGCCTCTTTCAAACATAGACTCCCACTCATGACGGGACTCTTTATCTGCTTCATAATTATCATAGAGAGTGCGTGCGATATCCTGAAGCTCATCTTCTTCAAGATCATCTCGCATATTGCGATACCATTCACCAACAGAATCCTCTGCGCCCATTTCAATAGTTGTTTCTTCAGTAAAGTCTACAAGAACTCCACCATCATCATCAAGCTCAAAGGTAGCTTTAGACTCATCTACCATAGGCATAGGAACAACATTATCCTCCATAGGATTAATTTGTTCAAAGGGATTTTGTTCAACTGCCATTTTTATAGGTATCCTTAAATTTTAAATGCATATATTCCATTATATCTTTTTGATATTTTTTCCATCGTCCTTTACACATTTCTGGTATAGAACAAATACAATTCTTTTTCTTACATCTGTAGTCTTGATAGTGAGGTCGTTTAAGAGAATGATTAATTCCTTTTTCAAATGTCCACATTGTTAAGCTCAACATTTATTTAGACATTAATCTAAAAAATTTTTTTAATATACCATCAGAATCTTTTTCTCTTTCTTTTTCTTTATATCCTTTTTGAGTATATTCTAGTTCAGGCATATTTTCTTTGATGTATTTAGAAATATTAGGATCTTTTGCTAATTCTTCTTCGTATATTTCTCTTAATATATTATTTTGATAACGTGGCGAATAAGCTACTTTTTCTTTTTCTTTTATATATCTATGTTGTTGTCTTCCACTAACATCTTTTAATGCAGGAACTTTAAAAAATCCTCTGTGCATTAGTTCATGTATTATAGTATTTATTTGAGCATCAAGTTTAGATGTTGTTCCTTCTGGAACTTCTTTCATTTTATCTAATTTTCTAGCAAAAGCCCTGTTTGTTATAGGATTTACATTTAAATAAGTTTTATCTGCTATAAACGTTCGTTCTAGATCTTGTGGATATCTGTATTCAATATCTCCCTTTGCACTTATTATTGGCACCATACCTTTTTCTTTAACATCTGAGCCATAATCAAATTTCTTTGGCTTACCACTAGATTTTATTTGATAAAATCCTCCTACATTTGTTTGTTCATCATATGCCTCAACTGGTAGAGGAGTACGCTCTTCTGGTAATAAACCGTATAAACCTAATTTAGCTAAAGGATTATTTTTTATAAAGGGAGATTTTAATAAATCTGCAATAAATTCATTATCTCCCATGCTGGTATCAACAGGTTTAAACTTAGGTTTAGGTTTTGGTCTTGGTGCTAATTTTTTCTTTTTCTTTGCCATAGGTTATACTCATTAAATTTTTACCATACTTTATTATAACATTAAACTCTCCAATATGCAACCCTCTTATTAACAATTTCATCTTCCCAGTCTGGATCGTCAGGATGTGTGACATGCCAGGATTCCTTGAGATAATGAATTGCCATGACCAAAGCATCTACCTGATCATCATGAGCAGCATGTGGAAATCTGGTGAGTTCCTCTATTAATTCGTCTGCCCATTTTTTATTCTTGGGTATCCATACTCTACCTGCTTCCATGATGGGAGATGCTGCATATGCTCTAGCTACCTTGTCTCTGTCTGGTGTATAGTCTTTTACAGGAAGACCACTACGTCTCATATCTTGTATAAGAGATTGACCACTTGCTTTCTTCTCAATAATACATACATCTGGTCTATGTTTATTGTACAGCATCTGTGCTGTTCTACGTAGTTCAGGATATTCAAATCTTCCTCTGACATTACCAAGAAGAATTAGGTTAGGAGCAAAGTCTTCTATTCCCATCTCATCTTGTTCGTACAAAGAGAATATACCCCATGTCTGTACCACACTAAAGTCAGCAGTTGTTCTGGTAGAAAATGCTGTATCGTATGTTTGTATTATAAAATCACAGACAGGAGGCTCATCATATTCCCATTCCTGTATCCATTTCTTTTTTATAAGCCCACCTTCTTCTGGTGTTGGGTCTTGCATGTACAGAGAGTTCCAGTATCTTGAACCATTAGATGCTTTGATCTCTGCTTCATCTATTCTTAACAAATCATCTGGTTTCCATTCTGGAAAATATGAGCCACCTACTGGTAACTCTAAAAGATCAGCAGCTTCTTCATCTAACCATGCAGGAATCTTAACAACTTCCCAAGGTAATGTGTCATACTCTGACATTTCTTCTTCTTGTTTTAAAAGCCAACCACACAAGTCATCGTAATGATAGCGTGTATTAATAATTAGTATAGCACCGTTAGGCATAATACGTGTACGTAAACCAGCAGGATACCATTCTTTAACATATCTCCTACCTGCTTCTGAATATGAGTCCTCTTCTGACATAACATCGTCTAGAATTGCTATATGCGCTCCACGACCTGCAATTTGTGATCGCACACCAGCAGCATAATAGGTTCCATTCTGGTTTGTTTTCCATTTACCTGCTGCTCTAACGTCACTTCGTAGGGTAACACCCTTAAATATGTCTTGAAATTCCTGTGTGGTAACAATATCTCTGACTGATCGTCCAAAATCACTGGCTAATTGGTCGGAGTGTGAGACTGTCATTATCTCATGTTCAGGATTCCTACCAATATACCAGGCAGGAAACAATTTAGAACATAATACAGACTTAGATGAGCGAGGTGGTAGGAAAACCATTAGTCTTTTTATGTGACCATTCTCTAAATCATCTAATTTATTTGATATTACTTCTATATGTTTACCCATTCTCCAGTCAGAAACGAGAGAAGGAGCCATTAATCTAACAAAAGTAAGGAAATCATCCTGTGCTTCTAAGTATGTCCTTGCTTTTAACAAACTAGATAAGTTAATATAGTTATCTATAGTATTATCTGTAGTTGATTCTAGTTCCATTGGTATCCTATAGGGTAAAAATAAAAAAATAAAGAAAGTACTATTAGTGTTAATTGTACTTTGGAGGAACATTTTATATTGTTTTTTTCTCTATAGACTATTATACAGAGTTTGAATGCTAATGTCAACCCCTGTATTTTAAATAATTTTGCTCTGGCCTATTATTCTATATATATAATATGCAATGCTGTTTTTTTTGTGGCGG